GTAATACCACACTGAGGCGCAGCTAAACCTATGCCGTTATGTAAAACCATTAGCTTGGACATAGCCTTAACTAATTCACTGGGATCACCGTCTTTTTCCCAGTCCCACGATTCAGCTACTTCTCTTAGTACTTCGCTATCTTCAGGTATAAGTTTAAGATCCATGTTGTTCCTCTTTTATTAAATTCATATGTACGGCAACCAACCATGCATAACCCAAACTATGTGACTTTTTAAAGCTATAGCCATCACTGCCTTTGTCCCACACTGTTTTGTTTACTTCTTGCCAAGTTTTTCCTATCAAATGACGTTTCGCTGGTCTTATTACTGCTAAGAACATAGCTAACCGTGGTATACTATCTATTGGTTCAGGCATCTTTCTAATCGTATCATACTGACCATTCAAGTGTATAAGTTGTTCTACTATATCTCGCTTAGTTAGCATAGTCCAATCAGGTTCACGCATCAAACTAATCAAGTGTTCTTCACTTTTTACTTTTTCGTAAACGTGAACATTTAAGATATCTAACTTAAAGTATCCCCTTTCTTCTGCCTCTTCATAAGAAATAGCTGCAATTTCATTTATAGGATCATATGGTATGTTGCATGGATATATACCAGAAGCGTGTTTTCTAATAGGTGTAATATTACGCATAGAAGCAGGTATATGTTTGATCTTTTCCAAGATCAAATCTCTATTACCTACGTCAATGTCTACGTCAAAGTTTAATTTCACGGTTTCATTAATCCAGCGGCTATTAACTTTTGATAAGCATCTTGTACTACAATCGCTTGATGTTCGGCGTCTTCTACTGCATTGTGCGTAGTTTTAGTACCATACTTTTTATCTTTTAGTTTCACACCGGCTATTTCAAATAGTGTTCTAGTGTCTCTTACTGTATAGAAAGGCCATGGTATTGGATTTGGTTTATCAGTTAAAGTTTGTCTAAACGCTGTTTCCATAACTACTACGTCAAAAGGGGCACCGTTTGACCACACAGCATCTTGATTCCAACAATAATGATATAACACTTCCATGCATTCTTTTAATGACATTCTACCCTGTTCATTAAACGCTGCGTTTAGTGCTTCAGGAGATTGTTGCGACCACCATCTGAGAGTATCTTCATTAATGATTCTGTTATATACTTCAGTTTGATCTTCAATAGTAGGTTTTAGTTCTAATCTATCAAGCACACCAGTTCCTTTTGGGTTAAACTTTACTACACCAATAGTAAGAATAACACAATTGGGTGATGTGTCTAAAGATTCTATATCTATCATCAAATGAGAGGGCATATCATTCCCATCTTAGTTTAGCTAACATATATTCTTTATCGGTCTTTAAGTAAATAGCGCGTTTGCTGTCCTTGCTATCGTTAGCCCAAGCCCATATTGGCCAGTCTTCGTCATGTGCCCAAGCATCGTGTAACTCATAACTACGTCCCCAAATTACTTCACACCATTGTCTAATTTCATTAAACGTCTTGATTTGGTCCCGAGAATTCATACCATGAGTCTCTATCATATATTGATAAATATTACCGCCGTTGTATCTTCTGTCTATCTTTTTAAATGTTATTATTCGCATAGTTTCCAATGGACATATATTTTATCGTTTATTGTAACACGTTTACTAGTCAACCACCAATCTTTTAGGTAACCTTTGTTAGGATATTTTTCCCATAACCAATCTTCTAAAGCTCTAGTCCAGTCACACTGAATAAAGATTTGTTCTTGCCATTCATTATTAATGAAAATCTTTTTCCTGATTTTTCGGTTGGTAGGAACATAATCAATTATGTCTACATGATCGTAATAATTGAAACCCATTTATTCCCACCTCAATAAAAACCATTCATAATCTTTAGACTGTTCAAACGCTATACGATTATCAAACCAACGATGTTCACCTATAGTGTTTTGTTTTACCCATTCTATCACTTCATCAAGTTGCTGATAAGAAATTATTGCACCATGCCACCCACTTGTGATACACAAATTGTATAATAACTCTTGATCTAAACGATTACGAATATTATTCGCCATCTCAGTTAGAATCTCATCATGCTCGTTTTGTGACAAGCTCATTCCCACCTCAGTTTAAACCAAATTCTATGTTCTTCTATTGGTACATACCAAATATCAGATATACTAAACAATTCGGAACCTTGGTATTCTATCTTTATATCACAATCTTCAGCCCACTTCCAAACTTGTTTTCGCATGGTCCAATGTGAACATACTAAACAACTTTTGGGTATGTTTAGTTGCTTTGATACATCATCTAATGAATATATCTGTTCGCTCAACTTTAATACCCAGCTTCTTTCAATAGTTCTTTAACTTGCTTTACTTGTTCTTTGTTTCGCAAAAACTTTAATGCCCATTGTTCAGGATTGATATAATCAAAGATCAATCGTTGTAAACCTTCATCTAAACTTTCAATAAATTCAATACCCGATTGACTTTGATATAACATCCATGCACTGATCTTGCCGTTAGTAATCTTATAACAAATTTTATTCTTACTACCATATCGTAAATAGTCACCAGCTTTAATATTATCTGGTTCTGCTAATTTAATAGTAGTTTCAATGCTTCTAGCAATAGCATCAAGTGGATCTTCTTCGCGCAAGTAATAAATCAAGTAACGATTGTATACTTGATCACTAGTCCAACTATCAATAGAAATTTTATTGTCTAGCAACCAATCTAAGTATCTAGTAATATTGATAGCATTAATATCAACACAATAGTTACCAAATTTAACAAAGGCTATGTAATATGCGCTTTTTACAAAGTCCAAATAAGTTTTTGGTTTTCTTGAGTTTGTATTCTTTTTGTAAAAAGCAAGCCAGCACTGAAACGCTATTCTGTTTCCAGCGTTATCTTTTTCATGCACTCTACGCTTAGTTTCGCACATGTGTTTAAACATTGACTGTTCGCGTTGGAATTGCTTATTACAAAAGTCGCAAACAAATTCAGTTACCTGAGTCTCTTTCATACTGATTAAGTTCATCATCGGTTACAATAGTGCTCAACAATTCTATTTCGTCTAATTTTAGTGTTGGGAATTTTTTAGCTAGTACTACTTTCTTTTTGTGTTCAGTAACAAATACTTCTGCTACTTCTGCTATGTCTCGTTCACTGGCTGTTGGGTATATCTTTTTATAGTAGTCTTGAATCTCTTTAGTTTTAGCTGCTTCTTTAAGTAAGCTTACTTTTTCACCTATCTTGGGTATCCATTGATGAAACTGTTTCCCCTTGCCTGGGCTAGCAGCACACAACATTAACCATTGTAGTTTTGGATGAGAATGTTCTTTACTAGCAATCATATGATCTAGCAAATATTTGTTAGCATAATATTCTGTGCTTTGCAAATAATATCGTTGTAAATCTTTATTGCCTTTAATAGCACTCATCCATTGTACTAACAAAAATGGTACAAACTTTTTCTGCTGTTCGGGAGTTAACCTGTCAAAAAAGTCATAGTCTTTTTTGTCCAACGCTTCTAAAGTTTTGAACAGATCCAAATCTTGATTTTCAAAAGTTTCGTCTTTTGGTACAGATTTTTTAGCCATTAAAAGACTTTCCCGTAATCAACTACTTCACAGTTTCTGCTAATCTCTTTAACAAAATATAAGCATCGGGGCTTTTCGCTATCATCAATGGGTACACATAAAAACTGACCATTTCTAAGTCTAGGCGAAAACCAAGTTACATCTTGATAAATGTCTACAATCTCTATAGGAAGAAAATCGGGCGCATAAGAAGTAAGAGGATTAAATTGAAACGCATTAAATCCTCTGTCGTTTACACTAGACAAGGGAAGAGTTTCTAAATCACCGTGTTCAGATTCTCCAATTAAGATTTGCCAATCTACTGGCATTTTAATTTTTCTATTACCCACTTGTAAAACTACAGCAGGCGAGTTAAAAGACTCTAAAAATATCAGAGGTATAAAATAAAAGTCTGGATTATTTGGATTAGAGTTATCTAATATTGCAAACTGAAGATCGTCTATTTCTTCAGGTAATGATTCTAAATTGTAACAACTGTTTACATCTAAGTTTAATATTCTCATATTGATATTATATCTCTAATAGTCTAATTTTTCAATACTAAACGGATAAGAAGCTTCTTTGTAAAAAGCTTTTCTTTGGGTAAGGTGCCTTTTAGAAAACTTACAATCGCTAGTTATATCCCAGACGGCAACATGATCTTTATCCTCTGCCATGCGCAGACCCCTGCCTATGCTTTGTATTACTCTTACAAACGACTTACCAGGTTCAAGCATAACAATGTTAAACAGTCTAGGTACATTAATACCCACGGCTGCAACACCGTATGTGCAAACCAATATTCGGCCCTCACTCGTTCTAATTTCATCATACTCTTCTTTCCTCTCTGTTAATTTCATTTCTCCAGATACAAATACTGAGTTAGGTAACCTTTCTACTAACTCTTTACCTGCACTGATTCTGTCAACTAGCACTAATGTATTGCCGGTATCTTTGATTTTATCAATCAGTTTAGCAATAGTATCTAGTCTAAGTTGATCGGTGGTTAAAAATTTCAATTCACTTTGATAGTCTTTGTATTCTTTGCCGTCTTTTAGCTGAACAATGTTTACATGACACTGTGCAAGAACGCCTTGTTCTTGTAATTCACTGGCTGAAAGCTTACCAACAACCGGACCTAGTGACACTAACAATGATAGTTTGTCAAAGTCAGCTTTTGGAATAGTAC